GTGGTGGGCCGGGATTGGCATTTTAATTTCAAGTTTAGAAAAGCGTTATGGTTGACAAAACTTTATGACTGACAAAACAGCTTTTCATTTTCTGAAACTTTAATTGCCGTGAGATTTCTTTTCATAACATGATGCCTGCTGTAACTAAATTTCATATTATGACAACGTAACTTAATCACTCTGTCTATGTTGACATTACGATAATGTAGATTGTTCATATCAAACACACACAAGGTTTTGTCATTAACTTTAGAACGTGCTTCACCACCTATCGTGTATTTATGACAATTCAGTCTACCAGTGATTGTCCTATGATCTCCATTATGTTTGACAAATGTTACGGTAAAGATATTATTACCTAATAAGTCTAACCAGTTATCAATGTTGTTAGCGTTATCAGGTAAGGCGTCCATTTTTTCTTCGTTTGTCCAATACTCAATTTTCTGTAACATAACTATTTAACCCTTTCGATGATTACGTTTGTGTCGTTGAACTCGTAACAAGCTAAACAATCCTTGCATTTTTGTCCTGTGCAATTTTCGTCGTTGTGTGGTTTGCTAACATTGTTAAACACTTTATCAAACCATTTGGGTGGCGATTTAATTACACTGTCAATTTTAGGATTGGAATAAACAAGTATTAAATTAAACGGTCGTTCCTGTTCCTTAAACACTGCACGAACAATATCTTTTCGCTTTGTCCACAATGCAAAGTTACAGTGGGAATTGTGTTCTGCAATCAGCACAAAATTCTTTAAATGTGTTCTGTTTATCAATTCACCGTGACCGTGAAATCTAAATTCACTTTCTGTGATACGTGGTATTTCATATTCTTTTAATAATAATTTGCTAAGTATGTCACTGTTATTCTGCCACGGTTTTATGCAAGACTTACGATAGGTATTCAGCATATTGTGACTATAACAAAATGTACAGATAACGTCATTCTTCCCACTATTGTACATCTTAACACAAAAATCATTTGATAATGTGTTCGTGTTTAAAGCTTTAAATCCTTTAAGCTTTCCAGACATTGTGCTTATTTTAAGAGTATCAGACAATGGCTTGATAACTTGCGGTAACGCGGTCATTCGTCATTCTCCGTTTTTCTCATATTATGATTAAATGCTCGGCAATATTCATCATACCGCCGATCACATTCTGTTTTGTTATAATACCATTTTGGCATTATAGTATAACTACTTTCCAGTAGCTTTTCCCATTGGTAGCGCGTCATAGGTTCAATCATTTTTGTTGTTTCAATTCATAATACCCAAAATATACAGCACCCTCTATAATAGGCGTGTAATTTCTAAGATTATACTTAGTTTTTATACTATGTGGCACATACCACAATGCAAAACTAAATCCTTCATTATTCATTTTAGTAATTAGTTTATATGGGTCTACATTAGTCGATGTAGTAGAACCATTAGCAGCATAAAAGTGATATTCTTTTTTGCTTTTTTTAAAATCAAACTTGCGTCTAGGTCTTGTCAATTTCAATCTCCATATCAAGCACGTTGGTCACTACCCAAATTTTAGGGCGATACACAATACGATCATCAGGATGCGACGGAAAGCACTCGCCAAGCTGGTACACTTCGTCGTGGTGTACTTTTTCCCATCGATTGTATTTACCATCGCTTCGCTTGGTGTATTCAATCTTTAAAGCCATAAGGGGACGTATCCTTCAAAAGTGTTGAAAATCCAGTTAATTTGCCACCCTAAAGCAAAAGGCCCGGCGTTGTCAAGCGACAATTTCACCGGGCCTTGATACATAAACTCACTATAAGTTTAATCAGATATAGATATCTTTTCTAAACTATCAATATAATCTTTAGTAACAGTTTGTAAATCCATTATATAGTTTTTCAATGGTACGATGTAAGGATAGTCTGGCATCTCTTCATCAAATACTGATAATAAAGTTTTTATATCAGAAACTCTTTGCTTAACAACAATTTTACTTTCTGGCGTGAGTGTCACTGTGACTTGAGACAGTAAAGCCTCTGTGTTATCGGTTGACATAATTTATATCAGTGACAAAACTATTGGAATAATTATTAGTATTAGTGACAAAAGCATTCTTTACGCTCCTATATCTACAATTTCACAAACTCCACCAGTACACGCCAACTCCTGTGTTCCTGTAGTAGTATCGCCTTTTTCATATTGTTGTAATTCGTCCCAATCAATTGACAAAGGCATTTTAGTTGACAAATCAAGATACATATTCTTGTCTATATCTTGATAAGGTGCTTGTTTGTATGTGTGTTCAGAGAACGGAAGAAAAGATATTCCTGACAATGATTCAAAGTGATCCCAACACCAAGAACCTACTTCAAGCCATTCATGTTCCTTGACAGAAATAGTGACAGAAGGTTTGTGTTCACAATAGTTGTCTGCAATCTTCAACCACAATTCTAGTTGTTCTAACGCTGACATATCATTTCTACACACTGCATTGTCTGGACTTTTCATAGGAAATGAAAACACAGTGACACTATCTGGTGACGTAAAGTCTGGCTCGTTTGGTACATTCTTGTCACGCATAAACTCAGTTAATGGGTCTTTGTTGTCTCCTCTGACAGTACGAATAAAGTAGTCGTTGTGCCTTGCGTGAATGCCTGATGCAGCATCAACCAACTGTGACACTGTGCCTGACGGTTTGACACAAGTGACAGCAGCACTTTGATTAATACCTATGTCTGCTGACAAATTTATATTAGCAACAACTGCCATTTCTTTTAGCCATTGCAATTCCTCTTCTGTCGCATTGTAAACAGCAGGACAATCCATTATTCCAGTAAGTGACACACCAAGTAATCTTTCCTCTTCTGTTGTGTCTTTCCACCGTTTACGCAAATAACTAAAGTTAGTTAACGTAGCTTGAAAGGTTCCAAGAATTGTAGCAATCCTAACTTTATCTAACAATGTATCTATAGTGTCATCATGGCGACAAACAACTTCTGAAAGATTACAAAACTGGTAAGGTTTAAGAATAATCTCACAACAAGGATTAGTACCAAAATCTATATCGCCATTCCTTCTACCATTAGAAGAAGCTTTTTCTTTTGCAGATATTCTATTGAAGATACCTCGCTCACCACTTTTGCTTTCATACAGTGACAACCATTCTTTCATAAAGATACCTATATCAGGTTTCTCTGTGTAACAAACGGAGTTGTTAGCTAAAGCTCTTTGAGGATTATCTACCCACCATTCTCCGCTCTTAGCCATACGCATACGTTCATCTGTAAGGTTTGACAAAGATATAAGCGCAGACCTACGCACTCCACCTACTACAACAACTTGTCCAATCTTACACATAAGATCGTGACATTCTATTGACGTTAACTTACGACCTCTAGCTTTCTTGAATGTGTTAATTGTAAAGTCAAACAAATCAATAAGAGGCTCCGGTCCAGAAGCTCTTCCACCAAAAGTTTTAAGTCTTGCACCAGCGGGTCTGATCTTTGACGTATCTATTTTAGGAATACGGTTGGTATACAAAAAAGAAATAAGATCACGTAACCCTCTTGCCCAGCCTTCTTTAGAATCTGCAACAGAAATCAGATCATCAGAACTTTCAAAATCAATATCAGGAACAGTAGGAAGTTTGTTGACATACTGTCTTTCTACTGAAAAACCTACACCAGTTCCATTCATAAGAATGTACAAACACTCATCAAAAGATCGTGGTGAATCCACAGGAAGATAAGAACAGTTATACCCTGCAATATTTTCTCTTTTAAGAGCAGGACCAGCAGTCATCAATGCTCTCATTGACCCTAGAACTTCAAGATTGAACATAGAAGTTTCAATCTCAGAATACATATCGTCTGGAATAGTGTAGTCGTAGTTCTCTTTAAGGTGGTCTGACATAAATGACAGATACCTATTGATAGTTTCTTTCCAAGTTTCTCTTCTTTCTTTCTGATCTATCCATCGTGAGTACCGTGATAGATGTATAAAGTTTTGATAATCTGTTGGCAACATATTTACTTTACCCCCTCTATAAGTTTGTTAAGATACCAAGAAGATTTCAACAAGTCTTCTTTTGGTTTCCCTTTATGTTTATATCTTATAATATACTTCAAAATATTTCCTTTAAGATAACCTCTAAACTCTTCATCAGTCATAGAAGCTTGAATAATATCAATAGCTTCTAACCCTTGCATGTTGTAGTGTTGTGGATGATTAATGATATCCGCTACCATTTGGCGGTCCTTTCGCTTTATTTAACAAATTAGGTAAAAAATCTACAACATTATCTCCCATTTGTTTTAAAATATATTTAGAACCTTTCGTATAAACTTCCATTAAAGATTCTTGAAGTATGCAAAAGAGTCCTTGAGAAATTATAAAAGAC